CGTCCATCTGGGTTGTCTGCGGCGGTAAATGAGCAAGTTACCGCAACGCCTGCGCCTGTGTGCTTCAAAATTGCAGTGCGCGTTGATGCCCCAAACAAACGCGTATTGCCGTAAACAGTTAGAGTAGAAAACAGGTACGTTCCTGGCGGAATGTAAACGCTTTGCCCCACATTCAACGCCGCTTGAATCGCCGCAGTGTCATCGGTCACCCCGTCGCCAACGGCTCCGAAGTCCTTAACACTCACCACATCGCGCAGCTTGGCTTGAGCAGTGCGGGCCGTGGCGCCGGTGCCAGACTGCAAGAAGCCGACAAGCGATGTGCCGCTAGACGCTGCTAAATCACTGACAATCTCGTTAATAGCGCCTTGAACGGTAGTTGCTGCCACCGTCCCTGAAGGCGTGTTAACAATTTGCGATGCGGGGATAGTGCCGCCAACCGCAACCTGTTTTGTCACGCCGCCTTGAACAACTGCCAGCAGTTCAGTGCCCGCCAGCGGCGTACTCGCTGCCGGTAGTTCAGAGATTTTTGTGCCAGCCATAGTTGTCTACTCGTAAAGTTTAAACAGAGATTGAAGCGACTTTAGCTTGAAATGCTTTTACCCTGGCTTCAAGCTCTTTCTTGCCTTGCTCGAGGCTTTCGGACAATACTGCAAGCTCTTGCTCTTTTTTAGACAGAGATTCCAAAGTCTTTTCAATTCCAGATTGTTTCACTGAAAACTCTTTGGTTTTTTCAGCAACTAGCTTCGAAAACGCCGTTTCATCAGCAGAAAACTTGTCTTCTTTAGCTTTGACCTCTGCGGCCTTTGCTTTTACAGACTCATCAAACTTTTTCGCGTCCGAAAGCATGCCAGCAGCTTCGGCTTTGGCTTTTTCAAGTTCAGCTTTAGCTTCTTCGCGCATCTTGTTGGCATCTTCCACAGCGGAAAGAGCGCCTTGACGCTTAGCTAGCTCATCACGCAACGCTGCCATTGCTGCCAGGTCTTTAGGCAGTTGTTGGGTGAAGTAAGTGATGTAATCCGTAGACGGAGAATCGTTGGCGATGTTCATGTCTTACCCTTTAGGCGTAATAACTAATATTGAGTTTTGCTCCGCCGGTCTGCTCAATAAACTTAATTTTAGTCAGATCGCCGTCGTATTGCAGGGTTACTCCGGCAGCCAATGGCATGCCTACGGAAGCGGTTGGGTTTGTGTCGTCATCACGCCAGCGAACTGATTGCGTTTCCGGGGTAATCAGCGCCATAGAAGGCTTGCATGCCAGACCGTTTTTATCAACAATCGGGACCGTTAGACCAGTCGCAGAGGAAAGCGAAGTAATCTGCTGATACCCTAGACGGCTGGTGATGGACTTAAGGTTCATTGCCATAATGAAGCTCCAAATTACGCCAGCGTCTTGAGCTGGTCAAGGGTCAAAGTTGTTTGCTGAATCTCAGCGTCGATATAGTTTAACTGAGACAAATCACCAAGAGATACAGCTGTCCCTCTTAAACCATTAAGCGTAGCAAGACGGCTTTCAATCATTTTAATAATATCGGCAATACTCATACCAACACCACCATTTCCTGAGATATCGTTGACGCAGTTGCCAGAAGGAAAACAACGTCGTACGTGTCAGTCCCGTCAATCGCTGCGTATGCCGCCATTCTATTTCCTGCGCCAGCGCCCCCAGCCTGCAAAAAGTCTGTTGGGGTAAATGGACTCAAAACTCTGTTTTGAACGTCAAAACGATACATTTGGTTTACGGCTGAAGCCACATAGATGTTCATGTAGAACATGCGGCCTTCGTTCTCAAATGGCGAATAGGTGCCAGAGGTACCCGTCGTAAGTGCAACGCCGCCGTCGTACGTAACAGTTGCGGTCCAAGTGCCCGTGATGCTTGCCGCGATGTCCAGCACGTCAAGTAGTACACCACCGCCTCGGAAAAAGTAGCAGAACGACTGCCGCGCGTTTCTGCCAACATCCGGACGAATACCCCAAGACGGCGCCCACATCCCGCCAGACACGTTAGCCGCAGGGGCCACACCAAAGTACGTTGTGGACCAAGATCCAGACGTAATGTTGTTCGTGCCGTTGTTGATCGTTGCGTCGGTGTAGTTGTAGGTGTACACCGAAGTCGTGGAGCTTGAGCGCATCAGCAACAGGTTGGGCAGCTCAATGACAAACTTGGCGCTGCTAGATGGCGTGACCGTCCAGTTGGTGCCAAGTGTATAAACGGCGCTTGGGCCAGCCGTGTGTGAAGCGATGATGCGGCGCTGGCCTACAGCAGTAGGCGTTACCGTATCCTCGACAATGCGAATCTGAAAGTTACGGAATTCGTTAGCCGCAACAACGGAATCGCCGTTTGATGCTTGGCCCGTCAGGGTGCCCGCCGCAGCAGCCGTGGCCGCCAGAGCATATCTGGCAACAATACCGGTGTCGTAGTTATACGTGCCTTTGATCATGCCCTCGCCTGGAGCGCAGTCATACGGCACATATTGCTCATCCAACACCATAATTGAGCTGTCAGTGCCAATAGTAGCTGGCAAGTTTGTCGTGGACAAACCAGTCGACAGGGTGTTGGTTGCGACTTCTAATGAGCGCCAGATGTTAGCTGCTAGGACGCCTGCGCTAAGCATAAACACGCGGCCGCCAAGGATCTCGTATCGAGCGCCAGTGCTAGGCGTAAACCCAAAAGAACTGAGAACTTGAATCGTCGGGGTCGTGCCAGAGCTGTTGCCAACGATGAACCGCTCAGCAGTCTTACCTGCTACGGTGTCAATAATCCGCAGCTTGAAACCGTAGTCACCAGATCCGCCACGGTTAGCCAGCATATTGACGCCAACAGCCGTAGCCAGCGCGGTAGAAAGCACAACACTCGTGGTCGTTGCGCCAGCAGCAATCACACCAACAGCGCCAAAGCTAGGTACAAAAGCCATTGCAGCGCCTGCGCCAAACGTACCGGCAAGCGCGGGTGATTGGACGAAGTTCCAGCCCTTAGTGACGATATTAAATCGATTCAAAATCGTAGCACTAACAAGCTGATAAACAAACGGATTGCGAGAAACATCAGAACGTAAGTCTGAGGCTACGCATACTGCTACACCATGCGCGTTGGGCGCCGGGGCTACTTGCGCCCACATTTGCCGATCAATTACCTTTTTGAACGTATTTGCCATCTTTTGCCCTTACGTAATCCGGCTGCGCACACAATTTGCCCAAGCAGACAGATTGGTCTGGTTAATCAGCATCGAGCCATTTCGACCGTCAATGTTCGTCAAGCCAGCAACTGTAGTAACAGTTGAAACCGTTGTTACGCCTGAAACGGTAGTTACCGTCCCCGATTCTAAAACCACTGTGCCGCGCTGCCTTTGCAAGGACTTATCATACCCTTGAGGCGAGTTTAACGCATTGAGCAAACGCGTTAAAAGAAGCACCAGGTCTTCGTGATTTACGTCTTGAACAGGTAACGGGGCGCTAGGCTGTGAAACATCAACGGCATTACCGTTTTCGTCTTCGTAGGAAACGACAAACTTCTCGGGAATCGCGCCGCTAATGATCATGATTTACCCCAAAAAGCGCAGTTTATAGAGCGTGGAATGGTAATGCTCCAAAATTTCATCAATAATGTTTTGAAGAAAAGTGCAGTCCTTATCCACTACTTTATAGCGGTTTGCATCAATATCGTCTGCTTGTTCTTGCAGAAAATCGACAATATTGGCCGTTTTTTTGGCCGGTTGCAGAGAAATGCCGCCAATAAGTCCGTATTTGCCTTGGTACGATTCGGCAAATTTATCGGCTAATTCAATTATGCTTAAAATCCCTTTGTCTTCGTCGCCTGCATAAAATTCTTGCAAGGCCATGTGCTTCGCATAGCTGCGCGTATTAAGGTGCACCGAATGCGCAACGTCTCGCCCTAAAAACAATAATCCGACAAAATCGGCAGCTTTCATTACATTTGCCCCATTTCAGGAGGTTGTTCCGGCATTTGTTGCGGCATTTGCTGATATTCGCCTTCTAGTTCTTGCCCAGGCATCTCGGACACCAAGTCACCGGACGTAATCATTCCAGCAATTGTGCCCATAACAATGTCTTGGATCTGTTCTGGCTGCATGCTGTTCTGCACCGCTGCCAAGCGCCTCGTCTCCGCTTCGTACGCTTTAACCTTGGCGTCAAACTCTTTGATTTCGACTTCGCGGTTCTCGATTGATCGCTCAACATTCTGCAACATTCCAGCCATTTGCTGCATTTCTGCCTGCATGGCCTGCATCTGTTGTTGCGCAGCAATGAGTTCTGGAGAGGCGTCTTCCGAGTCTTCCAAAAGTTTCGGGTCAATCATCTTGCGCAAACGCTTGGCAAGATCATCAGCGCCCGGCCAATCAAAGTTTTGCACCAATAGATCGCCAGCCACTTGCCACAACTGCGGATTGGCTTGTAGTACCTGCGCCATGCTCTCAGCGGCTTCCTGACGTTTGGTCATGTAGCTCGGGCCAGTGGTGACGCACACGTCATACTTGCCAACGCTCGGGTTATAGATCTTCTTGATAACCGCGCCGGTCTGTTGGTCGACAATTTTACGAACCGGCTCAGCCTGGGTCGGGTCAATTATCGCCATATCAGCTTCGCCGTCTAACCCGATAATCCGAGCAATACGCTGCGTGTCGTAAATCTTCGGCACCAGATCCACAATCTGACGGGTCAGATGACGAACCGCTCGAGCCAGGTTGTCGACGTAGTGATAGGTGCCGGTGTCCGATTGACGCTCACGCGCCAGAATAGCGCGGCCAGATTTCTCGTTGCCCTGCATCCCGAGGCTAGCGTCATACTGCCCAGTCGTGCTCTTAATATCGTCAGACGCGCCAACCTTGGCTTGAATAAGGCCATTCTGCGCCATCGGAGGCATGGCACGCTGTGGCAATGGCAACGGATTGCCCAAGCCATCTGTAGCGTCAGGGTTAACCTCTAAATACGGCCAGTTCTGCGTGTTCGCCGTCTTCCACTGCATCTCGTAGCCTTCAAACTGGCCCCCGTATCCAATGAACGGCGCTTTGGGCGCCAGGGCCAGCATCTCTGCCTCTTGGCTCACCCAATAGTTGTACATGCGTTGGGCGTCCTTGGCGTTACGCACCAAGCCCGACACATACAAACGGCCATCTACTTCGTATTCATTGCCGACAACGCGCACCACAGGGATGTACTTGCCAGCCCAGTCACGTTCTTCCAGCACTTCGTAACCGTTGATCTTGCACCATTTGACCTTTTGTTGGTCAACCTTACGAGAGCGGATAGGCTTCATGCCAGCCGCTTTCATCTGCTTATCTTCCGGCGAGCCTTCGAACGCCGTGATATTGCCGTAGTACAGATTCAGCGTGGCAGGCTCGTAATCAACGTAGAAATACTCAGCAATTCTGACGGTATTTTCGTTGATCCACTGCGAAATGCTTTGATCTCCAACGCCAAGCTGTTGCAACGTTGAAGCGGGCGAGGCATCCGGGAACATGCGCTCGTAATCTTCTTTGGTAATGTCCTCGGTGATAAAACACCACTTAGCATCTGCGCCGCATGGGTCTTGAATCATCGGGTCCATGTAGACCGAAAACGCGTTGCGGATCCGCCCGATCTTGATGTCCTGGTCAAAGCTCGCGTCGTCGCAATACTCTGTCAGCAGACGGAGATAGCCTTCACCAAACGCCACCTGGTTTTCGCAAGCGGTGTCATACGCCACGTCAGCGTCGGAAATGTACTCGATATGCCGAACGATGCCGTTGAAAATCTCGGCCATCTCGGAATCTGCGCGATCATCGGCAGGGATTACCTTGCCGGACGGCCTGTTCTGGCGCTGATCATTGGTGATCTGGCGAACGTGTTGCGGCAGCTTGTTGATGGTCAAGCATGGCCGAGCGTTGATCGTCTGCCCTTGCACCGCACCACGCGTCGCCAGCACGTCGGCAGGCCACTGCCAGTGGTTGTCCGGCGAACCTGCATAGAACCGCAGATCGTCTATCTCATCCTCACGGCTCTCGGAATACGCCGAGATCGCCATGTTAAGGCGGGATCGTGCGGTGGATAGCAGGTCTTTGTCATCCTTTGCCATTACTTGCCCTTTTTAGCCGCAGACTTGCCAGACGCCTTGCGCTGCACAGAATAGGCGATAGCCACAGCTTGCTTTTGCGGCTTGCCATGCGTCATTTCGGTTTTGACGTTAGCTGAAAATGCTTTTTTGCTTGCTGATTTCTTTAGTGGCATCTTTTACGCCCCCATCCAGCCAGTTGGCCCCATGTAAGGCCGGTGCTTTACATCAACAACTTCGCGCTTTATTGGCTTTGCACGACGGATTCCCTCGCAAGCATAACGCAAAGCATCGATTACATGGTTATTCTTATCTTCAATTATAGGCAAAACCTCGTTTGTCTGTGGGTCTATCTTGTAGCTATAAGAATTAAGCTCATCAATAAGATGGACGCACCGAGGATGCACCACAATGTCGTGTGACTGAAGAAACGCGATACCTTCTTCCACCGAGCCTTTGCCTTTTGTCGCTGCCTGTATCTTAGGATAACCATGTTTTTGCATGTAGTTGATGGTTTCGGGACGCGCTGAATCCGCACGAATAAACCATTTGCGAGACTCCGGCACACGGTCAAACAAGTCGGGCAGATTAACAATCTCGCACCCGATCATATACGCCTCATGATCAACGTATAGACGGTTGCCTTCCACTGAACAGCGGACCAACACAGATGGATCCACGCTAAAACCCCAGTCAGCGCCAAGACGAAAAACAGTGCCTTCAGGTCGTTCAAAATCTTCCACCGTCCAGTTCTTAAACACCCTCGCCTCAGAGTTTTTGATGTAGTCGCCACGCCATACGTGGTGAAACTTGTCCGGGTCACGCTTGCGGTCATACTCCATCTCCGCCCGCAAGACATCCGGAAACCACGGGTTGTCTATGTAGTTTACCTGCGTCACAACAGCATCAGGAGGTGGCGTTTCACCTCGCAGGAGTTGGTCTACTGGATCATCTGCGCTGTGCGGGTTCCAGGTGAACCATAATTCGGAATCAGGCTTACGAATGGTCGGACGCAATAGATCTAGCGAACGCTGGCTCAAGCTCTGCGCCTCCTCAACCCAGGCTCGATCGTAACCCTCAAGCGACTTGATAGAGTCAGCCGTGTGATTCTGCATGCCCTGGAAGATGATCAGCCCAGGTCCATGCTTGCACTTAATGACGGCATCCTGCACTTCAAAGTAAGCGCCGGCATTCATGGTGCTGATCTTGTGCTCAATAAGCCGCTTGACCGACTGATTGAGCGACTTCTGGATCTCCCGCACACACACCGAGGATTGCGACTGATCCATGATATGCGCCTCGATGAGCATCTCGGCAAAGCAATGCGACTTACCAGATCCA